TTGCCTAGCTTACCCTCAAAAGTAAGCTAGGCGTTTGTCCCTTTTTAATGAGGTGTATCATGTCCAACGCAATGCTTTGGGTATTCGCCGCGCTGTTTGGCGTTATCGATCTTATTCTGTTCGTGTTTCTAGCGTCATGGGTGGCTATCGAATGGGGGGTGTTATGACAATCAAGCAACGCGCCGCAAGTTTACTATCAGCCATCCTATTGACAACGCCACTGGTAGCAATGGCGCTGCTGGATATTGCTGATGTGTGGATGAGGTTAGGAGCGCACTCACAATGACGCTCTATCAATTCACGCCGCAACAAATGTGGGAGATTGCCGCCATCCTTTTAACCCTATCAGCGATTGGCGCTGCAATCATTGGAACGCTTACCCTCGCAGGTATGGCGCTGGTCAGATTTATTAGGAGGAGACTGTAATGTTGTCTCGCAATTTAGATAAACGCACCATTCGTATGGTGAAAGAACGCGCGGACTTTTTCTTCGCTGAACAATGCAAGCGCCTCGGGCCTATCGAAAGCTATGGTGCGCTGTGGAACGAGGCTGTCAACCATACCCTGAGAGGTAAGCGAAATGGAACCCGAACGAATGCAACTGGTCGCACACATAGTAAACGTGCGATTGACAAAAATGCAATTGCAAGTGCGGCAACCCTCTGAAGTAGAGACGCTGTATCAAGCAGGTATGCAGGTCGCAATCAAAGCAGAAATTGAGTGGCTCAAAGAGCTTCTCACCTATACGAGGACGCACGATCATGAAGAAATATACGAGCGCAAGGAAGTATTATTCTGAAATAGGGCCGAACTTCATGACGCCCAACGCTCTTTCATACATGTTTGTAGGGCGGTGGGCTGTCGAATTGTCGGAAGGCAAAGGCATGAGCGGACAACCAATATATGGTGTGACCGCTATATGCGCTTATACTGGTGAACAAGCTAGACATATATCCAAAATGTTTAATTCAATCGCGGAGGCTGAGGAACACATAGCTTACCTAAAGGAGTAAGGTGATGAGCACAGGCGACATACTGGTTGTTATCGGGCTGTCTTGCACATTAGCATTGGTGTGCGGTCTTGCCCTGTATGAAGGATGGATCATTGCAATCAGTGTGCATCGTGCGCACTCACGACGCCGCAACGCCAACGCGCCACGCGCAAGGACGAGAATTACTTACCGGAGAAAGTAAGATGCAAATGAAAATCACAGTCCGCAAGGACAAAAATTACGGGCAGGAGGTTGTTTATCCTGTTTGTGATCGAGCTAAAATCTTTGCTGAGATGCTCAAAACCAAAACCCTGACACAATCTTCACTCGAATATATCCGTGACCTTGGTTTCTATATCGAGGTCATACCCTATGGCTGGTCAAGCACCAACTAACCTACCCTGAGAGGTAAGCGATGGATAAGACACAATACGAAATAGAACTGGAGACAGTTCTGGTTAATCTCTTGCAACAACTACAGGAGGATATTCCTGTGGACGCATGGTCGAAACATCTGAACTCCGCTGTTCGTGATGCGTATGACTTACTCGCTGAAACAGGTGGAGACGGAGAATGAAATTCATAGTCAAGCTACTGGAAACACGCGCGAGAGAAACTGAAATAGTTATTGACGCGAGTAACGCAGATGAAGCCGAATATCTCGCTGCTGCTGCCGCAAGAGATGACGCTGGATGGGAGATCATTAACCTTACCCGATGGGTAAGCAAGATAGAGACTGCAAAGGTGCAAAATGTCACAGCTTCTACCAACACTGATGCTGTTGTTTGACGGCAAGGACAAAACAGAAGTTACCGAGGCGATTGCAGCTTACCTTAAAGGTAAGAACGCAACGACTTGGAAGTTGATAGGTTTACTCGAAAAGCAACTGCAAATGGTGACTATGATATCCTACAGTGTATCTGATCTGTATGATGACATAGCTAACAAGAATGATGATGGGTTCTTTAGTGAACCTTTAGCAGTTGTGTGTAGCGATGAAATCGCACTCGAATACATAGAAGGCTTACGTGACTACCGCAAAATGGAATACGCATACGACTACTTCCATGAAGCCAAAGATGCAATGATAGAGGACATGATAAACAGAAACCATATTGTGCCAGAGAGTTTATACGAAGAACGAAACAACATTCCTTACTGGGGAGGGTAAGATGCAAACATTCCTGCCGTATAGTGACTTTGCGCGCAGCGCACATGTCCTAGATACGCAACGCTTAGGCAAGCAACGTGTCGAGGTGCTACAAATATTCAAGGCGCTCACCCTGCCAAACTATGGTTGGAAAAATCATCCTGCCATTCGTATGTGGTTAGGTTGTGAAAAGTATCTTGGGTTCTATGGTGTTGCCATCTGCAATGAATGGATAAACCGTGGATACAAGGATACCTGCCGAGGTAAGATCATCGAGCTTGCTAGTCCATTCGTCGGACAGATGAATGCTCCAGATTGGCTTGGGTATATACCCTTACACGCATCGCATCGTAGTAATCTGTTGCGCAAAGCTCCAGAGTATTATGAGAAATTCGGCTGGTTGGAACCACATGACCTGCCGTATTACTGGCCGTTAATAGAAGTAACGGCTTAACTTAGGAGAAAGCTATGAGCTTGGTTAATGAAGTCTTGCTTGAACGCGAACTTACCCACGGTTCCTTTGAGGATGTGTCATACATGTCACAACACTTGAAAGAAGTGTTTGTTAGCTCACGCAATGGTGCGTCCTTCTCACCCTTGCAGCGTGAAGCATTGGATATGCTTGCAAGTAAGTTGGCGCGTATCCTGTGTGGCAATAAAGATGAGCCGGATCATTGGGTTGATATGTCTGGTTACTCATTGCTGGTGGCCCGTGCGCTTGGTTATCAAGTCCCGCCAGAAGTTACCCCGAAAGGTAAGACATCAAAGGAGAAGGTAAATGTCAGCGTTTCATCCGGAGGGCGGTTATCCGCGATTGATCAGATTGGTGGAGAACTCCGAGCTTCCGAGTAACGATTGCGCCGCTACTCTCGATACGCAGTATAACCTACTGCGTATCGATAAGGAGATATGGGAAGTGATGAACCCGTATCAGCGGCACATGATTGTGCGCACTCACAATACCGTCACAAGCGTGCGTGATGCGCTTCGCCGCTAATCTATACCCACAGGAGACTTACTATGAATTTATCTACTGTTATCCGTCGCATCCCTACATGGTATGCTGCGCGTAAATCTGTCTATATCAAATCCGCTCCGGGGCGTGGCAAATCTACCGTTATTGGTCGTGCGCCCGAATTGCTTGGGAAAGCGTTTCCCGGTAAGAAGTTTGGCATTGTTGTTATCAATGGCGGTATGCTTACGCCTATGCACACGTTAGGTTTCGGTGTCCCCAAGCACGAGGACAACCATAGCCGAATGTTGTTCACTGATCCATTCTTCTGGATTACCGACGAAGGTAAGCGTCTCGACGAGTATGATGGCGGTATCATCTTTGTTGACGAAGAAGATAAGGCTGACGTTGATGTCAAGAAAGTATTGGGAGAAGGTAGGCTTTCTGGTCGTTTCGGCCCTCATATCTTACCTGACGGGTGGATTGTATGGGGTGCTGGTAATCGTGCTGGCGACCGTTCTGGTTCTACTAAAGAGCTAGATCATCTTATCAATCGTCGCATGGAGATTGATGTCTCCGATGATCTTGAGAGCTTGCTGCAATGGCAGACGCAACATGGATGCTTACCTGTCACGGTAGCTTTTACCAACGCTAACCCGCATGTCGTATTCACGGACGGTGTGCCTGACAAGCAAGGTCCATGGCCTACGCCACGATCCATCGCTGCCGCAGATGCTACGCTACGTGCTGAACTCGAACTCAATGGTGAACTCGATGCTGATTATCTGGCAGAAGAAATCGCTGGTGAGATTGGTCAAGCTGCGACCGCGCAGCTTATGTCGTTCATCAAACTGGATCGCGAGATGCCAAAGTTTGAGAACATCGTGCGTGACCCCGAAGGTGAGCGTATCCCTCCGGAGACTGCGCCTGATGCGCGTATGTTGATCTGCTACAATCTAGCGCACCGTGTAACCAAGGAGACAATCACGCCAGTGATCAAGTATGTTGACCGCTTGCCCGCGCCGTTCGCTGTGTCGTTCGCCCGCGCTGCTTGCAATCGACTGCCTGTATTGGCGCTGTCGCCAGCTATGCAAGCATGGTCGCAGAAGCACAACTCGCTCATGCTGCTGCTTCACTCAATCAGCAAGTAATAGGTGGGGCGAAAGCCCCGCCCCTACCCTTGGAGGTAAGCATGTTGTCTAAGCTAGACTTAGTCGCAGAGAACCTGCGTCGTGTGTGGGCTGACTACGACGATACGAATATCTATATCCACGAACAATATCATTACTCGATGAGGCACGCTATTCCTGAGTGGCAGAAGTTCATGCCTTGGGTAACTATGCGAAAGACATTACGTGCGTCATGCCAACAAGAGAAGCGTCCGTTTATCTACGCAGAAAAGTATGGGTATTCGGATAAGTTTACCATGATGCTTGATCTACCCAACGCACAGAAACACTTTCCGTTATGCTCCAATCTTCTGCTGGTCGCTGCCCCTACTCTACGTAAGTATGGGCGCAACCCTGATCCTGTCGAGTTTGTAAGGAGATCATCACGCATTGTGTTCCACTTCAATGGCGATGAAGGAAAGGAGATATGGCATACATGGCTAGATGCGTTCCTTAATAACGCTGACCTACGCAAAGCTAGTCGCTTACCGCAGAGGGTAAACAAATGACGCAGAGAACATACACTATTGAACTTCGCATGGACGTTGATGACGAACGTGCGGACATTATGAAGACAGCGACGATGCTGGCAGCTAAGAATTTACTTTCGCAATCTATGTTGTTTGCTGAGACACGTAAGCCACAGATCGCTTGTTATTCGTCTGACTTCATGCACGGCACGGAGGATATCGAAATCGCACTCGACGAGCCATCCGAAGAATACTGAAACACATACCACAAGAGGTAAGCACATGCTTAAAATTAATCTTGACAACAAGCAGGAGCGCCAATGGCGCGAGACTGTTGCTGCAATGACATGGCACTATCCGTCCTTTACTCACCTGCTGTATTCGCTGATGGATAGTGTCGGTAGTGGTAATAACGCTGTGTTCACTGATGAGATTAGCGTTGCTGCTACTGACGGTAAGTCTCTTATACTTAACCCTAATGCGTTCTTCTCCGACGAGTTCAAACTGTCTAACCGTATCTTTGTAACAGCGCACGAGATACTGCACGTTGTCCTTGAGCATATCATGCTCGGGTACAAGATGCACACGACTGGCAAGGTTCCGTTCAAGGATGGATCGAGCGCCAAGTATGACCAAAACATTATGAACCAAGCCATGGACTATATCGTCAATGCTATCCTGACAGAGAGCAAGGTTGGCGAGATGCCTACTGGTAAATATAAGGGGCTGTATGACCCGAAGATCGCCACAGCTAATAGTGACTTCCTCGATGTCTATCGCAAGCTATACAATGATGATCAGAACGGTGGCGGTGGCAGCGGTGGCGGTGGCGATGATCATGGTGGTGGCTTCTGCCAACACAAAGAGCCCGGTGCTGCATCCGGCAAAGACCCTACCTCCACGGTAAGCGAACACAATCCGCAGAAAGTTCAGCAAGCTGTCGCTGCTGCGATGCAAGCTGCAAAAGTTATGGGTAAGTTACCTGCTGCGTTGGAACGCTTGTTCGGTGATGTGCTGGAGCCGAAGGTTGAGTGGCGCGATCATATTCGCTCACTGCTGGCGCGCAAGGCTGGCGGTGGTGGCTATGACTTCCATAAGCCTGACGACGAATGGATGAACCGCGAGATATATGTTCCTTCTCGCTCTGGGTATGGCGCTGGTTCGATTGTAGTTGGCGTGGATACCTCAGGTTCTATTGGCCCCAAAGAAGTGGACATGTTCCTTGCAGAAGTGTCCGGCATTCTTGAGGACTTGCGACCTCGCCGCTTGTTTCTTGTTTGGTGTGACGCCAAGGTGCATCGTGCTGACGAGTGCGAGAGCGAGAGCGATCTGCGCGTCATTCGCGCCAAGGGAGCGCCGGGTGGTGGTGGCACTGATTTCCGCCCTGTGTTCGATTGGATACACGAGCAAGGCATAACGCCTGATGCTCTTGTATATCTCACTGATCTGCTAGGCACATTCCCTAATCAGAAGCCATCCTATCCTGTAATCTGGGGCAACATTTACCCTGACGGTAAGGCACCGTGGGGCGATGTTGTAGATGTCCCCAAGCAAGCTGCTTAGTAGCCGTTGCACTTCCCTGCATCCGCGACGGCAACGGGCAAGCGTGTGAGGCGCTACAAGGTTGGGTTCGGTTGGCTACTAAGCGCGCATTGCATGACCGTGAAACCCTTCAAGCCGTCACTTATCTTTAACTTATGGAGTGAGAACTATGCGAAGCAAACCTAATAAGAAACCGCTAGACGGACAGGATCGTTCAGATATCTCGCGCATTGTAAATAATCTATGCGAACGTATCCTGCGTCATCTGCCTCATGACATCACAATGGATGACATACTCACTGAGTTTTATGAGCCTCAGCATATTGAGACATGCAAGCTGGCTGGTATGCTGACAGTTAATCAGCAGAACTACGAAACATGGAGCTTCGATACAAAGTATAAAGACTACAGAGTTAGGATAATCACAGAAGATAAATCTGTATTACGTCCTGACTATATTACAATGAAGGAGCATGAGATTAAACCTTACCTCGAAGGTAGGCTAAATGATTGGCTAATATCTGCAGTTGATGTAGCCGAGAAGAAGTTTAGGTTTAGTACTGCGCTCGATACGCTTAACAACACATGTACTACTATGACGCAGGTTCTATTCTATTGGCCAACCCTTGCGTCTTTGTTTACTGATACTAATTCTAGTATTGGTAAACGTATTGCTAAGGCAGCTAAGTCTTCACCCTCGCAGCGTCCAGCCCTTAACCCTGACACCAAGCAAGCGTTGCGCGATATAACTGCGATAATAAATGCAGCGCGGCTTATGCCTGACGAGGTGCCCAGACGCCCTGTCACAGTGATGATCAATATATAAAAGAAAGACGATGAGAGGGGAACCACACCCTCTCACCGTCCCAATATCCTACCCACAGGATGATGCGTCGTGATGACCGACGATATCTAGATATAGTTCGTGATGGCTTTCGTCAACCCTACCGCAGGAGGTAAGCGTGGAAATTTATTTTATCGACTACGAAACATACTGGTCGAAGGACTTCTCGCTGAGCAAGATGACACCTGTTGAATATATTTTATCTCCGCTGTTTTCTGTTCACGGTGCAGCCGTCATGAAGAAGGGCGGCGATCCGGTTTGGATTGATGGCCCTGATCTGCCCGCTTGGTTTGCTTCGCTAGACCCTAACAAGGTCGCTCTAGTTAGCCACAACGCTTTGTTCGATGCGTGTATTACAGCATGGTATTATGATTTTATTCCGCGCCTCACAATCGATACCTTAGGCATGAGCAGAGCGCTCAACTCATGGGCGCTGAAGTCTCACTCTTTAGCTAAAGTTGCAGAGTTCTTTGGCTTAGGCGGTAAGGCCGAAGGCGGGGCTGTCCTTCAAGCTACAAAAGGTATGATGCTAGAGGACATAAAACAATCTGGGTTTTACCCACAGTTTGTTGAATACGCTCTGCAGGACGTGCGCTTGTGCGCAGCTTTATACGAGAAGATGCGTCCGTCGTTCCCAACCCAAGAGCTAATCATCATGGATATGGTGTTGCGCTGCGCGCTTAACCCCAAGTTCCAGCTTGATGCTGATGTATTGGCTGAGCATTTACATCTTGTGCGAGCTACCAAGGAGAACCTGCTCGCTAAGATTGGTATAGATAAAGATGCCCTGATGAGTAACGAGCGGTTGGCGAATACTCTTTTGTTGATGGGAGTTGACGTACCTAAGAAGGTAAGCCCAGCCACTGGTAACGAAACATATGCGTTTAGTCGTACTGATCCAGAGTTTATGGCGCTGCTAGACCATGACACTCCAGAAGTTCAGATGCTTATCGCAGCAAGGTTGGGTGTAAAATCTACGCTCGAAGAAACAAGGACAGAAAGATTATTGAGTATGTCCAACCTTACTTGGCGCGGTAAGCCAGCAGCGATGATGCCTATCCCACTAAGATATGCTGGCGCACATACGCATCGGTTGTCCGGAGAGTGGTCACTCAATACGCAGAACCTTCCGCGTGGTGGCGCACTACGGCGCGCACTCATAGCGCCGCCGGGGTACAAAGTTCTAACAGTGGACAGTTCACAGATCGAAGCGCGCATTGTTGCGTGGATATGCGGACAAAGCGATCTAGTCTTTCAGTTTGCGAAGAACGAGGATGTCTATTCTAACTTCGCCTCTGCGGTGTTCGGCTTCAAAGTGGATAAGAAAAAGAACCCGACAGAACGCTTCGTGGGTAAGACAGGTATCCTTGGACTTGGCTATGGCGTTGGATGGGTGAAGTTCCAAAAGACGGTGAAGATGCAGAGCAAAGCGCAGACCGGCACCCAGATTGAATTGAGCGATGTCGAAGCACAAAATGTTGTAGGTACATACCGTCGCATTAACGACGCTGTGCCTATGACATGGCGCGCTTTGGATAATGCTATCTCCATCCTTGCAGGTATGAAATCATCTTACAATCTTGGCCCTTGCGTCTTTGAGCACGGCAAGGTGACGCTACCGAGTGGCTTGCATCTGCATTACCCCGGCCTTGAACGTGAACCTGACGGATGGAGATTTACCTTCGGAGGTATGAAGAAGACTTTATACGGAGGTAAGCTGCTAGAAAATATAGTGCAAGCATTGGCTAGAATTTGCGTGATGGATAGCGCGGTGGCTATTGAGAAGCGGCTTTCTTCGTTTGGGGTTGAGCTCGCTGGTCAAGCGCACGATGAGCTTATCTACATTGTTCCAGATGATCTTGTTGATGTCTGTACCGCTACTGTTTTGGAAGAGATGCGGCGGCGTCCTGAGTGGGCAAAAGACTTACCCTTGGATGCTGAAGCTGGTGTTGGTCAATCATATGGAGAAGCAAAATGACGTTGCCAGAAATCGAAGCAGACCTGAAGAAGATCGCTTTCGCTCTCAACCTTCTATCAGGAAGGTTACAAGACATTCTTGAGGAAATCCCAAGACGAAAACCTACCCGCAGAAGTAAGTCTTCCTCTACTCCGATGACGCCAGTGGTCGCCAGAGCTATTAGAGCGACAGCAAAAGCCAATCCAGACTGGTCGTATGTAAAGATAGCAAGAGTTCATAATGTAAATCCGGGGCGTGTATCCGAGGTGCTGAGAGGAAAACGGAAATGATACTGCTAGAAGGAATGTGTAACTTTGAGCAAGAAGATTTGGATTTCCTTCTTACGATAGGAGGTTCTGAATTTCCTTGGTACCACGGTATGGCAACACATAATTTTCCTTGCCTGACGCATAATTTAATCATGCGTACTGACAAGAAAGAGCCCGGAGTTTTGCATTCTTCGTACGCACCTAAAGCAGTCGAAATGTTCATGCGGCTATGCCGTAAAAACAATATAATAGTTCGCACAATATACAGGATGGCGTTTAATCTCACATATGCAGACCCGAGTTTGCATGGCGATCCACACAATGACCATCCTGACTTTCCGCATAAATCGTTATTGATTTATCTAAATAAGTTCGACAAGGGAGAAACATTCTTGTTTGACGAGAAGGGTGAAAAGATAACATACACAATCCAACCCGCTATGGATAAGTTTGCTGTATTCGAAGGATGTTTTCATGCCCAAGGTTTTTGTAGGCCGCAGCAATGCAGACAAGTTTTTGTAGCTACATTCGATGGAGACTTATTGTGAACGATGCTGAACCAAAAGGAGAAAAATTAAAACGGCTAGGCTTGTTGTGTAAAACAGGCGAGCTTGATGTCGGCATTCGTGCTCTGAATATGTTTATGTATAATGATATACACTATATTTACGAACTTGTAACAATGACTAAATCAGAACTACTGAGCTTTCCAAATTTTGGGCGTAAATCTCTCAAAGAAGTAGAAGATGTATTGTCAAGCGCAGGTTTTCAACTTGGAAT